TCAAAACAACATCTTGATCTGCGCCGGCTCATAATTGGTTATGATTAATTCCTTCACCTTGCCGCATGCATCTTTGTCTCTGCTGATTGAATAGACCGTATTCACTTCTTCTATATTTGCCCAGGAATACCACTCGCGAACTGCTGGATGATCATTGATCGTTACCAGGAACTTACCTTTAATCCCCTTCAAGCAATCCACCAGGCGCATTTGATCTTTCAAAGTAAAATCCGATTCATACCCCGCGGTTTCATAGTAGGGTGGATCACAGAAGAATAAGGACTTCGGCCGATCATATTTCTGAATCAATTCCTCAAAGTCCAGATTCTCAACATAGGTGTTTCTCAAGCGCTTCTGAATCTCCAAAAGATCCCTTTCACCAAATACAATCCCTCGAGGCTTTGTCGATGTACCGTATCCATAGTTTCCGCCCTTGGCCGCGAAACTTTGACTATTCAAATAGATGAATCGGATCGCTCGTTGAATCTCGGTTAGTCCTTTCGGATCTGCCTGCTTATAGTATTCAAATTCATCTCTGCAGCTTAATTCATACTGAAGCATTCTTTGCAGCTCGCTCGCATGATATTTCATCATCCTGAAGAGATTCACCAGCTCTCCTTCCACATCATTTATAACCTCAACCTTGCTGGGCTCTTTCCCAAAATATACCCAACCAGCTCCAAAGAATGTTTCAACATAACAGGTATGCTCTGGCAACCTGCTGATTATTTCTTTCCTTAATTTTGACTTCCCACCCATCCGAGAGATTGGTGGATTCATATTGTTATAATTGTTTGCTTTAATCACCCTTTCTTTAAACTAAAAGAAGGCACCAAACAGCACCTTCTACTTACTCAACATTTTAATAAACTCTTACAGTTAGCAGTATTATGGGAACTTAAAAAGCTAAATTTGCATCAATATCATATCCCACATTTTTCATTTCTTTGATTAACTCCATTTTCCACTTTCCACTATCATAAGAAGTATATACGACACCGCTATAATCAGAAGGGATATCTATTTTATCGCCTTTTAGTAGTGAAAAAACCTTTGATCTACCTAAAGCTCCAATGAAGAAAGCCATTTCAAATATCACGTTTTGTCTTGCTCTATAAAAAGTTGATTTCTCTCCTTTTTGATCTGTTTTTACAATTTCATCATCCGGCGACAATAAAACTATAGCAAATCCAACCTGAGAAAAATCTTCGAATTTTTCAATAATCGTTTTTCCACCACTTGCTTGTTCATGCAAAATTATCACATCTAGACCTAGCTTTTCAACAAATCTCGCAACTTCTTCTTTCAAAGCCTGATCATGCCCGTGAACAAGAAAGATACTCTTCGGAACCTCATTACTCTGACCACTATCTTTAACTTCCTTAACGTCCACAACTCTATTTAATTCTAAATCTTCAATCATCACCTGAACAATATTTATGAGTTGTTCCTGACCCGCTTTCCAAGCTTGTCTTTGTGATTGTTGATTATCAAAATTATAACTGTAAAAGCTAGTGTTAGCAGTATCCAGTATATACCTACTTTTCTTGCCAAAGCACTTACCAATATACAGCTCGAGCTTTCTATTGATTTTATCAAGGTTAGTGTCATCTCCATAAGTCAATTCACTAATTTTTACAATCATCTCATTAAATACTTTAACAAAATCCATTTTTCCTCCATTGATTTGTGATATTTTGAAATAGTAAAAAACGCAAACACCAAATATAACTCTTAATTATATATTTTAACATATTTCACTTAAAATGTAATGTTTTGCCAATAAGAGTTTGTCATTTAATCTATTTTTATCAGTACCGTCTTAATACTCACAGATCTCAGAAGTAAATAATACACATAGAAAGTTCATTGTAACTCACTCAAATCGAGTTGTTTCCTATAGTAATGCATTGATCTCACTGCATTCCATATCTCATCAATTTCCGACCAAAATGATGGCTTCAGTAATTTACAGTACATTTTTAGTAAGTTACACCTCTTACTTCATTACCGAAGTTATATAGCTTAAGGATTTTGTATATTCCACAGTAGCTTTCTCTTTTTCCTTTTCAGCAACAATTTCATTCAAGATTAATACTATACCGCCTTTTATAATTGGGAATAATCTCAAACACTCTTTTTCAGTGAGTTCATGTATTCCTTTGCTTACAACGCCATATACCTTTGGCTGTTTTGTTATTAAATCTGGAAGATATCCTTTCAACAGTTTAATTTTATCTTCCATCCCATTTCTATACTTTCCATTTTCTTTGAACTCAAATTGCTGTTCTGTTAGTTCACCAGCAGCCTTAGCAACTTCGAAAGCATCATAAACTAACTTTTCAATTATCCTCCTCAAATATACAAACGATCCAATTCCTACGCCATGTGAGTATAATCCAATTGCTCTTTTAAGTTCCTTATAATATTCCTTACCAAGAATCTTCTGATACTTTGACGCTTGTAAGAGCTCCGAATCAGCAAAAGAAGGAAATTGACCCACTTTAATAAGATGAGACTCTTCCGTCAACACAAAAAAATATTCTTGGGTATGAAAAGAATCCATACTGCATTTAAATCGCAAATATAAATAGTCAAATCCGTCAAATTCATTTTCACGAGGCGTTTCACTAATAATCAGTCCCCCCATTCGTTGTCTGACTATAGTTTTGTCTGTAATAGCTCTATTACAGATAAAAACTCTATTCGCTTTACATTTTGAGCAAAATTGCTCGAACTTAAGATCTCTCCATAGATCAGCGCTTAACTCCCTGATTTCTACTGCACCAAAATCAACATAATCATATAAACTTTTATTTGAAATTAAATCAATTAAACTTGATGACATCCGTAAAACCACCTTTCCATAAATTTCTAAGTAAATTATACCACAATAGTTCTTACAGATCTCATTAATTCATTTAACCAGTACCTCGAATGAGTCAAAAGAGTAGCAAAGGGGACCCGGAGCTACTCTTTTACCGCATCAAAAAGAAAAACTTGCAATTGATCTACTGCAGCTTCCAATATCTCACTAAGCATCTTCTCCGTTACAAACAATTTAACTATACCCGGGATCATCGAGTATGCCTTCCCCAGCACATAATTGTATTTCATCTTACCAGTTCCGGATCCGTAGATCTGCTCCGCTTCAATCACCAAGGAGAGCAGGATCTTCTTCACAACTTCAACCTGCCCCATGTAAGTTAGCACCAGGAGCACCCCAAGGAATATGCCTGCAGCAACCACATTCATGGCCACCGCCATCGGAATCACTTCCTGGATCCCCAAAATCAAAACACCCAGCAGAATAACTGCCAGGAGCACCATCAACACCTTAATTGTTTTTTTCATTTTTCTCATCCTCCTCTGCATATCGCGCAAGAACTGTAAGCATCAACCATGTTGGTGCCGGCTTTGCCAGTTCATCTTCCTGGTTCCACTTATCCGGATCATTCAAGATTCCTCGTTCGCTCAATTCCTTGACTGCTTTTCGGCCAAGTTCTTTTTGCCACTTCTCTAATTTTTTCGGCATTACAATCTCCCTCACTCTTTCTTTGAATTTTTGAAACTCCACCGGCTTCTTCACAAACCACCGCGGGCATTCCTTCCAACCCACCACCTGCTGATGAGTCCAGATATCCCGAATTGGATCCAGATCATACTTTAAGCATAGGTCTGCACACCTTTGTGCTGCGGACTCAAGTGTCGCTTCAGTAAACTCCCCAGTCCAATCCTTATGGCACATCTCAATTCCATAGGTGTAATCGTTTGGATATGATGAGAGCCGGCTAAGCGCTCGCTTGGTGTATTTCTTCGAGCCCACATGATAGGCAAGCTCCGCTTCCGGAATGCAAATGAGCCGCTCACCGGTGATCCCGATGATCTCATGAGCGGATCCAAAATCATCCTTCCCAAGCTTTCGATTCTCAAAGAAATTCCGGTTCCCACGAGGCGTTGAGCCGGGGTTAGCGACCCAATGGACCACTAACCCCCTCATGCCTTTTAACCGCCTACCTGGGCGGGAATATCGATTCTGAGTAATAAGTCTAACGCTTGTTTCATACTCGGTTTTCATAATCACTTTCCTCCCCTTGGCTCCCCTGGTACTCATCGATCTCAGTTTCTAAGATCTGTTTTTCTTTTTTCCTCATCCAAAAAAGAAGCCACCCAAGGTCAGCTCCTCCATCCACTAAATTCTCAATTACCGATTGCCCTTCCCGAAGAAACATCACCGCATATACAACCGTTGCAAAGAAGATCCCCATTTCCTTCAGGGGTGCCACCCGGTAACTGAGTCCCGCCAAAATCATGATGCAAAGATAAGAAAACAACTTCACCTTTGTTTTATCCCAAAGGGTCTTTGAGTATATTGCTCTTGTCTTGACCGCTTCTCTGTAGCCTTTGTTCTGCTTGGCCAAAGACCAAAACTTCGTCACAATGTCTAGGAGCATAGCCACCCCTACCGCAATGATACTGGTAAAGAACGCTCGATCCGGAAAAAGCAAATAGCTGATCACAGAAAGAACAAACGCAATCGCTGGATTGGATCCATCCAGCACCTTCGAGAAGTATTCTTGTAATTGTGTCATCTATCCCTCCTGAACTATTGAATCTTTCTCTTCCTGCGTGATCCAGCCGGCTAATACAGCTCGATCAAGAAAAGCCTCATCAATAATCGACCATGCATACATTTGCCCCAAATCACTCACCGAATATCTAGACACCAGGATCCACCTCCTGACTCTTAAGCGTTTCTTCTAAATCCCGCTGCACTTGTTTTCGAAGGAGAAAATCAACCTTCTCTTCAAGCTTTTCTTGTTTTGTTTTATTATTCTCTAAAAGCTTTCGTATTGATTCCATAAATTCCCTCCCCTATAATTTCAAAGCGATCTTATAAATGCGCGTAGTTGCCACCTGATCATATGCATTATAATGGTAGATCTTCGGATACTTCATTCCGATAATCAAAGATATATCGCAAGTTTGAATCGCCCTCGCTATATTGTTTAGCTTGGTTGAAAGCTCAAATGCACCATCGTTATTACTTGCTCCCACGCCGAGTCTGGCATACTGAGAAATCGAATAGGCACTAAATGAAATATCGACTTCAAGAGTTCCGAACATTGAAAGATCAACTGCATTCTCAAAACTGAAGGAAGCCTCACCTTCGTTATAACTAGAAGTCGTCGCATCCGATAAAATTTTGATATGATCAGATTCCAAAGTATATGCCACTTTGTCAACACCACTTGCATCCAGCTCCGTATATACAATGTTTCCAACCACACTTTGATTGTAGAAAACCCCTGAATCGTAGATCACAAATTCCCCAGCATCAAGCAAGGCCCATACAATCTTCAAATCCGCACCACCAGCGCTTATATCCGTCATTCTGTTTGCATCTTGCCTGATTGAATCAATCGTGTCGTATGCATCCCATACCAAATGACTTAGATTGAAACAGGTTGCCAGGAACATCCCAACCGAATGATCGAACTCCCTGAATTTCAAGAGCTGATATGGTGTATTCTTCACATTCAAAGCAACCAATTGATTCCCCGTAGCTGCAGGACCCGCAATCTTAGGATCACAGGAGAACACCCAATCAATCACTTTCTCACTCGTAAACTCCATCAGACTTTTCTGAAGGACGAATAGATCCGCAGATCCTCCTCCGCCTGCTGCTACATTCGTTCCACCAATCATACACTCACCACCTTTGAATAATAAATCGTTACCTGGATATCCTGAACCTGCGCTTCACTCGCATAGATCTTCATGGATCCAGCAAAGGTCTCTGTATGTGTCCAGGAACCCGCTGCCTTTTCCTTTTCTGTGGGCGAGGCCACCACATCGGCCACCGTCTCCGCATCAATCACTGGGTCCGCAATTTCATATTCCCACTGGCTCCCATTCTGAACCCACCCGGATGCCAAAATGCTTGCACTCTTTGAAATCGAAACCTTTTTGTCTAGGAACTCCAACTCATCATCCATCTTTTGCATATTGCCCACACTCAAAGGAGTTCCCCCTTGAATAACATTCCCGAATGCCGGTGTCAGCGTGATGGTCCCATCCTCATTTTCAATCTTTGTAAATCGGTTGGGAAACTCCACCTGCCGCTCTCCCCATGTTGTTTTGTTGTAATTCATTTACTCACCCCTATCCCGCTTCCACCGTGATCTCAATGCTCACTGTGATGGATTCATATTTATCTTTGTCCACATCGATCTCCGAGCCGGCAAAGAGTTTGCCAGTACCAGGTGTTGATGTTGCTCCGTCACCAAAGATCCCTGCAGAAGTCAAATGGATCCCATTCCCTTCCGTTTCATCTAGATATACTTCCTTGATCAAGGTTTCTCCATCGATGGTTGTGGCTGCTGCCTTTCTAATTACTTCTTGATCAAGGCTCTCAGAATTTACATCCGGAGGTAATCCGGATCCGAGTCCAAAGAATTCAAGCTCCTGATTAATAAGTGCCAGGACTCTTGCCAAACCTGCATCTGTAATCAATCCTCCACCCCCTAGATAAAGAGATCATCTGAAGGAAACATCTCACTTGATGCAAAGTGATACTTGTGCCGGCGAAGCTTCACCGACATGGTGACCTTCAGATCTCCATAGAATTTTGTTATCCTGGCAATCGTTGAATTCGAATTAAAATCCGCTCCCTCAAGTGCAGTCACCCTCGAATTCTGATTGGCCAATGCATCTGTCAACTTCATAAGATTTCCTCCAATTCCACCGAATAAACCAAATGCCCTGGAACAATCTCTTCAGACACACTTTTCACTAAAAAGGATCCCCGAACATCCCATTGATCCGTGAGAATGTCGATCTCGCATTTCTGCCCGATCTTTCTCTCTTCTAATGTCTGCAGGCTGATCATCCGCTTTGTCCTGGACTGCTTCTTCAGCATGGCCTTGCCAACCTTTCTGGCTGACAATCGGTCGGTAATGTCCTTGCTCTTCACCACTGCTTCCAGGAGACCATGGGCTTTGATACTTTTCGGATCCTCGAAGTAATCCACCACTTGAACAGTTGGCCGGTAATGAATCTGGATCTGCCCCGTTGGGATTGGATTGATATTTCCAGGAATGCTCAGCACCTTTCCTTCCTTGTCGATCAGGAAGTCCTGGGCCCCATCATCGTTCTTCAGAAGCTTCCACTTCAAAGGCTCTCCACCATCCAAAGTGACCTCCGCATAATTCGGTAAATAGGCCAAAGGGAAGAACCGCTGCACACCATCTGATGTGAAATACTGATCAATGAAATCCAGCGAGGCTTGCTTCGCTCCCACAATCCAGATCCGATTCGCCCCTTCTTCGCCCTGGTAAGAAACATTCAAACTGTTGATCCGGAAATTGTAATAGTCTCCGACCTTGCCAAACTTCCCGCCAAGGGTTTCAAAGTCCTTGAAGAAATGAAGATCATTCTCTCCATCCACATACCAATGCCAATTGGCCAAGTGCTTCATGATCCGGTTCATCACCTCGCTCATGTAGATGTACTCCAGATACAACTCATCGATCACTTCTTTGCATTCCTGCACCGCATTTGTCGTAAGCTCTGGAACATACCGCCCGAGCAAGTACTTTAAAATCAGATCCGGCCGGCCTTGGTAGATATCATCAGTTCCAAACCGTTCGGCCACCACTCTCTTTTTCAAATAGAATGCATTGTCACTACAAGATAAAGACACGGCCTTCAAACTTCCTCCATCTGATTCTTGTTGATCCGTCACTTGGCCAAGTGCAAAGAGCGTTGGATATTCCTTGTAAAACCGCAAGGTCTTATACTTCAAATTCTCTGTGATATTGAAACCCGAGAGAGAGATGGATCCAAATCCATCAAGGACTGTTTTTCTTGTGACCTTGGCCACATTCTTCAACAGGGTGTCTCCGGTGCTGTTCACATAAACTTTCACCTACACACCCCCAACACCGACTAAACGATTCCCCAAGGATTCATCCATGCCTTCATAAATTTTTCGGCCATCCAAATAGACCACAATGGTTTTAGCTTCCCCTGAAGAACCATATCCCTTTGACAATGGAATGACTGCCTCCGGACCCGCTTCGCCAATCATGGCCAAGGTTGGTCTTGTGACAATACCGCCTGCAGCAAGCATTGGAATCTTTGGAATGTTAATCCCAAAACTCTTCCCGCCAACACCAGGCACCCAATCCGGAATGCTAAAGGAGATCTTGTTCATTCCAGAGATCAAGGTGTTAATCCCTCGAATGATGAAATTAATCGTTCCTCGGATCCCGTTTCCAATGGAATCCCAAATAGATAATGCCTTTGTCTTTAATCCTTCAAAGGCATCGATCGCTCCGGTTTGAATTCCAACAAAGATGGCCACAGCCCCGGTCTTCAGCCCGGTCCATTTATCCGTCAGCCAATTATTCATTTTCTCGACCGTTCCTGTCACAGAAGCAGACAACTCTTCGAACTTCTGCGCCGCTCCTTCTCTAAGGTTTGTTACTGTTTCAAGGATCCAACCCTTCACCGCATCCCAGTTTTGCCAAAGCAAGATAAGAGCAGCAATGACAGCTGCAATCACCAAGACAATTGGGTTAGCAACAATAAAAGCAAAGAGCGCCTGGAGCCCACCCATCAAAGGACCGGCAATCATGCCGACCACCTTTCCGATCCACCCAAACACCGTTCCAAATCCGGTACTGATCATCCCTAAGAATTTAAACATCAAAGAAAATTGAGTCGTGATGGCACTCACCACAGAGATCCCTTTTCCAATCGTAAGAAGCACCGGTCCAATCGCCGCAACCAGCAAGGCAAACTTTACAATATTTTCTTGTGTAGATTGATCCAATCCCTTGAACCACTGAACCAACTCTCCAACCTTTTCAATCCCTTTACTAAAGTACGGGAGAACAATGTCTCCCAGCATAATCCCAAGGTTTTGAAGTTGCACCCAGGTATCCGCTAGAGAATCATTGAAGCCCTGGTTCATCTTGTCATAGGCCGCCTGAGTTGCTCCGCTACTTGTCGCCATCGCATCGAGCGCTCCTGCAAAGTCCTCGGCTCCCGTTGTCGCTAAAACCGTCACCGCATTCAAGGCTTCCGTGGATCCAAAGAGTGTGGCCATGGCATCCGCGTTTCCTCCGGTCTTGTCACTAATCTCAGAGAGGAATCCCGCCCATCCCACAGACTGCAAATGCGCTGAATTAAACTCAAGCCCCAACTCAGCCGCCATGTCGGACGCCTGCTTTGAAGGCTTTAAGATATTCGAATAAGCCCCCTTCAAACCCGTAATGGCCTGGGAGGTTTGAATACCGTTCTTCGTCAGTGTTGCAATCGATGCAAACAGTTCGCCCGTGGATACATCGAGCGCTGAAGCAATGGGAATCACGTTGCCAATGGAAGAAGCCATTTCGCCAAAGGTAGTCTTTCCGTAATTTTGTGCCATCAACATCTGATCAGATACCGACTGCATGGCCTCAGACCCTTCAAGTCCATAGGCATTCATGACCGTGGTCAATCCATCTACAGAGGTTTCTATGTCTGAGAAACCGCCCTCTGCAGCTTTCGCCGCTACTTCTACATAGGAAAATGCATTGGCTGTATCACCGGTTGCAGAGATTGTCTGGTACAAGGCTTCTGTGATTCCACCACTTGAAACCCCCATCTTATCCGAGAGATTCAAGGCTCGCTTTTCAATGTCCTCCATAGACATCACCGTTTGATCCGCAATGGTGCTGACCTTATTCAGGCCCACTTCGAAATCACCGGCCATCTTTCCTGCAGCAAGCCCCGCTCCCACAACCGGCATAGTAAATGCACTGGTCATGGTACCACCGGCATTCTCCAATTTCCTCGAGGTGCGGTTCAGATCTCGGGTTACTTTGTTCATGCCTTTTTCAAAGCTACTCAAATTCGCTCCGATGTTGACCATCAAACTTGCAACTGTTGCCATTCACCCGCCCCCTTATTCAAAAGTCGAAAGGCCGCTGCCCTTCGACTTAGTATTCATTTTCTTCTGCTCTTCTTCCATCTTTCTCTTCTTGATGGAGAAGTAGGCTTGCCACTCCGAGACTTCCTTACTGCTCATCTCTAAAAGCATGCGCTTCACGCTCGCATACCCAAGCTCTTCAGCCAGCTGGTAGTAAAAGAAGCCTTCCGGGTGGCTTAAAAGTTTTTTTCCTGTTCCTCAATCTCATCTTCCAGACCCGAAAGAGCGGATGCTTTCTTGAATACTCGGTCCAAAGCCTTGGCACTTTTCTTCGACAAGGCATCTCGATCCTCATCCGAGAAGATCCGTTCATTCGTTTCCGGATCAAAGGAACACTCGATGATCATGATCGGATACATCTTGTCTAGATCCGTCTTGGTCTGCTTGGTTCTCGAATTCACTTTCACACATTCAGAAATCAGCTTGCTCCGCTTGTCTCCCGTCATTCCCCGGACCAGGATCGAACAATCCCATTCCGGAACAGCCACCAACTCTTCTTCCAAGTCCACACTTTGTAAAATTTTCTCTCTTAAATTCATATTTCCCTCCTACATCCATTTTTCTTTTGTCGCAAATGATACCGACTCATTCACTGAATCTGCAATCGCCGAACTCACTTCATCTGATTCCAGCACTGCAAAGATCCGAATCGGTTCTACATTCGCCCCTGGATACATTTCAATCACCAATGGCTTCCCGCTGATCAGCACATTGATAAAATACAGATCCAGTTCAAACCACTGACTTAAGTTCCCACTTCCACTTCGAAGCCCCGGCTCTCTTCGTTTATAATCCATCCCAAAAGCCGTTGTGTCTCTGGACTCAGCATCCATGGTAAAGGAATACTCATAGCACTCTGCTGCCACCGACAATGGCAAAAAGGAAGCGGACACCGTAACGGCACCCGCTTGCTCATCATCAAATACAATTTTCCCTGAGATTCTTTTTACTTCGAATCCCGTGCTCACGACTACACCGGCAACTTTCACAACCACCGGTGTATCCAAATCCAAGACCCGTTTTGATTCAGCGGAGATTTGAAAGGTCTTTTGATCAGTCGTGCTTGTTGCTTCATCAACAAAGGGAATCGGTGATCCACTCACCATTACCTTTGCAAGTCTCCCAGCTTCCATCAAACCCCTCCTAGATAATTGTCAAAGCACCCGTTGATTCCAAAGAGTATGAAGCGGTCACTTCTCCGGATGCGGATGCTCCCGTTTCAAAACTCGTTACCAGGTAATCACCCCGGAATCCTGCCGCGCCATCCACCAGATAATCCACTGAGATCGATGTGCTATTTAAGAGCGCAGCCTGAAGAGCACCCTGCCCCAAGGCATCATCCTTTTCATAGAATCCACTCAGACTCATGGCAAAATCCTTAAGTCCTGAGATCCGTTCTTTCCACCCAGCGCTTTCAAAGGTGGTTACCTCAATCGTTTCTCCATTCAAGTTAAAACTTGCATCGTTCAATCCCTTAATCGGATTGGCTCCCGTTTTGATTCTCAAATTCTTTGCAGCTAAACTCATACTTCCACCTCCTGTTCAAACCGAATAATTGCCTCGCACTTCTTGCAGCGAAAGGTACGTTCTTCATCACCGAAAGTAGTCAGCTCCACCAAATCATCATGGGGACAACTGACTGCAACCGGCTTATTCTTTTTCCATTTCATCCATGAAAATAGCTTCATCTTAATCCTCCCCGGCAATCCGGCATCTCAAATCAAGTTGAAATGTCTGGTCTTTCTCATCTTCAGAAAACAATTCATCTTCAACTTCCAAATTAAAGAAACCAAGTGCCGGCACAGAAATTGTCTCGAGGATCCGCTCGACCTCCGCTTCAATCTCCATCAACTCAAGTTTCCCGTCATACTTGCTGAAAACCTGAAGCGCAATACTCCCTTCCTTACCTTTGGTACCAAAGGTATTTCTAGGTGTGAACTGCAAATCTCCGATCACAAGAAAGGGAAATTCCTGTTCTTCCTCACCTGGAAGATAATCCGTAATGGACTGCACCTTCCCGATCAACGTTTCATCATTACTCAAGGCTTGAAAAATCGCCCCTTGAATCTCCTTGATCATCTCACTTCACTCCCTTCTTTAGCATGGCGGCAAGCTTGGCCAAGAGTTCTGGCTTCTGGATATTGTAGGCGGGAAAGAGAAAGGGCTTCGCCGGATTACGCTTGGTACCAAGTTCCCAAAACCGAGCATAGAATATTCGTTTCGGTACATAGACCCGATAGGAATAATCACCAACCTTCCTCGTTCGGATATTCTTCGAGAGCTCTCCGGTATTCACAAGCCCCTTGGCAAGAACATTGGCTTTCGCATTCTTCCGAATCGTCTGCGCCGCTTTCTTCAACTCTTTTTGCGCATCTGCTTGCTTTTGTTTCTCCAGCTGCTTGAAGTTGAAAACCGCCTTTTCCACGCCTTCAATCTTCACATGAATTTGATCACGCATCCTACACTTCCTCGCATTCCAATTTCATTTCTCTTCGCCGCCCACTCGGATCCGATGTATCTGTAATTTCATAGGTCCTTCCATCGTGAAGAAGGAACTGTCCTGCAGCTACATCTTTCCTATGACGAATGGTGATGGTTCTCTTCTCTGCTTCTTTTTTCACATTCGCCCAAAGACTTAATCGTGTTTCGTAAGCATTCGTGGATCCACCCACGCCATCAGAACTGCGCACAAGATCCATAATCACGATCCGCTCATTTAATGCACCTGCTCTCATACATTCACCACCCGATCAGCCGCCAGTAATGCCTTCACACCAAATGGAATCTCAAAAAGATTCACCGGTGACAAGTTCTCTCTGTTTTCATAGAACTGACCAATAACGAGAAGTAATGCTTGTGCATAGGCTTCAGGGATTTTCTCAGAACCCGCTTCAAAGGTAATCTGAAAGCCTGAAGGCTCTATCTCAAATCCTGCATACTTCCATGGATCCTTCAAAATCATCCGACCACAAAAAGAAGCCGTATCCACATAATAATCAGCAGAAGGAATCGTAAGCTCTGTACCATCTTGAAGTTTCAACTTCACATCCACTACTGCTGCCAAAGGAGGAAATGGCAATTTCACGAATGAGGGAATGTGGTCAGAAAAGTTTCGATAGGTCTTTTTTGAATACACTCGCCCCTGGTACTGCTCACAGATCCCTTCTGCTGCTCTGATAAACTGAGTCAATAAAACATCTTCAGACAAATCCTCCACATCCAAGCGAAGATGCTGTTTCAATAAAGCAAGTTCCACCGGCAAAGTAACAGCCGGTGTAATCAACTTGGTAGACACTATTCATCACCCTCTTGATCAGCCCCATCATCTGAAGCCTTCTCTTCTTGTTCCTGTAGGTAATCGGTCAATGCTTTTTCAGCCTTGTCTTTCCCCTTGATCCGCTCGCCATTGGGTAACTCATAGTAACCGCCACCCACATGATTGAGTAAAGACTCCGGATCATCTTCATGATCTTCTTGAGTTTCCTTCTCTTGGGGTTCAAGAGATACAGCTGCGCCCGCTTCAATCAGCTGGCTTGCAAACTCATCCGGAAGGTCATATTCCTTTCTAATCATAAAGACACCCGCGGGACCCGCGGATGTCTTATTCATTCTCACTCTCATCGTCTACCTCCTATCCCAGCTTAATGCGGGCAAAGGCTTCTTCCATCACTGGCTGACCATCGGTCTCTTTACGGCCAATGAAGCCGGTCTGGTTGCTTTCCGCATAAAGCTCAACAAGACGCTGGATCTTCATATCCAATGCATCAGCAATCCAGTAATGACTGAAGTCACCCAAAAGACCAACATATTGAGCAGTGGTGAAGGTGTTCGGTGCAAATTCTGAAGTATGATACGGCATGTTCAAAATCTTATCCGCTTCAGGCAGATTCGGATTCAAGACATACTGACCATTCCCATCCTTCAACTGCATGATCTGAAGAACTGCATCCCGGTGGAACATCCATCGCGCTTTTCGGCGGTACCCTTCTTTCAATGAAAGCTTGGTCGCCAATAGACCATCATAGGTGATTGATTCAGCTGTATTACCTGCAGCAATGTCACGACCTGTTGAAATGCCATTTGCACTTGGTGTAAATACACCCAACGGCTTCCCGTTTCCATCTCCAGTCAAGAAAGCTTTCTCTTCAGCTACTGCGAATTTGTACATCAAACGCTCTCGAATGATGTCTTCAACCGGCAAGGCTGCCATGCGAATCAAAGTGTTTGAAGCTTTGATGCGCTTTGCCAAAGCCTGTGGCTTCAACTCTCGCTTACCAAACTCTAATGAACCCTCATTACCGGTTCCAAGTTCAGTTGTCCAGTCCGCATCTGCGATATCCGTATCAAGCGTTGGAATCCCCATGCTCATAGCTGTCGTAAGTTCAAACACTGTTGCGAATTGTCGCATCCACACAGCATCTTTCAATCCCGTCAAAAGCTTTCGCATAAACTCTTGTGGCGCTGTAATGTTACCACCATTAATTGCAACGCTTGCTTGCAATGCTCGAGACTCTTCAGTCGTAAAAGCAGCCGTTCGGCCATCGACTAAAAACTTACCAAAGGCCGAACGATACTCTGGCGTGTTTGTCGGATGAATCGCGCCACCACGAGTGCCTAAATCAATCTGACCCGCTTGTGGGTTGCCACCGCCTGCAATGGATTGCTCCAATGCGGACAGTTGATCATTTCGCTCTTCATCAGCGATCTGATCATCAAACTTTCGCACATCATCCATGTGCTTGCCCCAGATCACCTTCTCATCTGCGTTCATGCTTCGCTTTTCTTTACCAGCCTTATCAACCAAAGTACGGGCTTGACCAATTAGATTCGCACGTTGTTGCCGTAATTCTCTTACTCTTTCATTCATCTATTTTCCCTCCATCTCTAAAAGATCCAATTCCAATTTCATCAACTCAAGCTCTACAGCACTTTCGCTCACGCTTGCTCGTGAATCAAAAACATCTTGTGCCGATCTTGCCGATGCAACACTCTGCGGATATGCCGGAATGGTCACCGGGCAAACCTCGAATAGATCAGCTTCAAGAACCGTACGCACGGCCATATCCGGATCCGTTTCATCCCACTCTTCCTTTGTTGCATGAAAGATAAATGAACTTCCCCGCACATCCCCACGCTCAATCGTTTCGATATGTCTCTCTGCCCAAGAAGGTGGATCGATTTCATACCGAAGACCAATCTCATCCTCAAGTACCGACAAAGTACCAGGCGTTCTTCCTAGGACTTCTTCCATCCGATGTTGCCATGTAGCAACAACTTCCTGATTCGCCAAAGACTTCTGAAAAGCGCCCTTTCGAAACTGTTCTTGAAACAATCCCCAAATCGGCTTTGATCGTTGATTCCACTTCACAGCGTATCCAACAATCTTTTTCAT